GAGATGTATTTGTATCCCACACTAACATTCCATGAAGTAAAGCTTCTGCGTAATTTTGCTGTATAAGTGAACCTGGATATGCGATAGTCTTCGCCTCGTCTAAATATTGATTAGGTTTATGAATATCTCCTAACAATGTAATATTATATCCTTTAAAAGTATCAATATCTACATTGTCATTAACTAAACGAAATCCAATGTCAGTTAAAGCGTTATTTACAGCTCCATGATGAAGTGCAATTTTATAATCTCCAGTAAATGAATCTGCTTTGATGAAATCTTTAGGTTTATCAAAAACAGACATAACTACAAAGTGTTTGTCGGCTATATGATATACCCCAGAATCTTTGAGATAATACATGTTTGGATGATTAAGTGCATTTACAATTGGAGTCAATGCATCTAATCTAGATTTATTGTTTAAATTACAATCGTGATTACCTGTAATTAATATTGTCGGAGCAATATCTGCAAACATTTTAAAGAACTCTTGCACAGATTGTACCAATTCCGGTGTCATATCCGTTTTGGCATGCACAATATCTCCTCCTAAAAATATAATATCATTAGGACCTATAGTTGCTTTAATAGCATTTACAGTTCTTTCAAATACCGTTTTATACTCTTGATGTCTTTTTAAATTTCTAATGTGGATATCAGCTAAATGATATATTTTATCAATTTTATCTATTCCAATATTAAATGTTTTCATTATGCAAATAATTTATACTCTATGAATTTCGCAAAAGTTAATGGTTGAGTTTCTTTTATTAATGTACACATTCTTTCAAATCCAATATCTGCTGGATCTTTTTCTTGTAAATCAACAAAATAAACTTGCACTCCATTGTTCATAAAATACTCTGCGTGTTCTAGAGCTTGTTTTTGAGCGTCTTTATCAAGACAAATATATACTTGAGTAACTTTGTTTTCTATAACCTTTTTACGCAAATCTTCAGATATAGTTTTACCAAATAATGGAATAACATTTCGTCTAACTGCAATTGCGTCAAATGCACCTTCTACTAATACAATAGGAAGTGACCAATTTATAAATAATTCAAATCCAACACAATTTTTAGAATAGTCTGGATTTTTATGTTTAAATGATTCTGCGTCGTAATAAGCTCTTCCTACAAAGAAATTTAATTTACCAAATTCATCATATGAAGGAATTATAATCTTTTTACTATATTCACCTGATTCACAATATCCAATACCATATTTTACTATCTCAGAAAGAGATATTTTTCGTTTGGCTCTTAAATAATGTATAGCATTTTTATATTCTATAGATTCAGAATGTTTATACAAGGGAATATACTCTTTAGGCAGGTCTAGGACCGTCATAGATTGGCGTAAGCCGTCGTTCTTACTGTTACTATATTTGGGTTGGCTGTTAAGTAATTTATACAGCTCAGACAGTTTATCACGGCTTACGTTTAATGCCTTAAATAAGGTCGAAAGCTTTTTACCTGACTTATTACAAACCCAACAATGCCAAGGATTTTCTCCTTTATCACTTGTAACAGATTGTACTTCTAATTTCTTTCTAGGAGAATGACAAAATGGACAATGATGAGCTATGTTACCTTTGTTAGTAACCTTACCTCTGCCTAAGACAGACTCGATCAATTGGATTAGCTTAGTACTTATCATCTAGATTAAATATAAGATAATCATTCGGTTACTCCAAATTATTTTAGCCAATCTGCAGGTATTTCTTTGTCTGCAAATTTGAACGAATACTTTATACACCAATCGGCATATGTAGTTTTTGATCCTTTACTAATTTTACTTTTAGAGTTTTGAAATAAAAATCTAATATCTAATTCTGGATGCTGAGCTTTAATTAACAAATGCTTTTTTCTGTCATCTGTTAAAAATCTTCCTTTTGTTTCTACAAATATTCCATTTGGAAGTTTAAAGTCAGGGTGATATTTGTGTTTAGTTTCTGGTTTAACATATTCAATTATATGCTGTTCATACTCTCCATCAACTCCCTGCTCTTTTAAAGAATTATCAATATCCATTTCCAAGCCACTACGGAATCCGTACTTAGCTGCAACCGCTTTTTTACTATATGGGTTTTTTCTTGCCATAACTATATTTTGTTTTATATATCGAAACGAATGATAAGATTTAAATCAACATCATCTCGTTTTTTAATTGGTGTTCCTAATTTTCCTACTGCTACTAATTCTCCATTTTTAGTATATAAACCTACTGTCGTAATATAAGGAGCAAAATGACTATTAGATACCATTGGTTTTGGTACTTCTGAATTTACATTGTTATCTTCTCGAATTGTTGGATTAGATGTAAAGTTAAATTCATCTTCTTTTAGTTTACAAATATATTCATGCTCATATAAAGTAACTGTTGAATTAAATTCTAAATAAAATTCAGTTAAATTACCTTGCTGTGTCTGACCTGTTAAGTAGTTATATACTTTATCATTGAACATTCTATAAATTCCTTTTCCATATTTTGGTCTAGGATCTGAAATTACGATAATACCATGCTCATAAAATACATTTCCAACTGCATTGGTATTGGTACTCATTAATACATCATATGAAGTAGTTGATATTGTAGCTCTTTCTGTGTTATTTAATGCTTTATTGAAAATGAAAAATTCATCAATAGCTCCTACAAATCCTTTATTGCCTATACTATTTGAATTTAATCCTAACGAGCCTAAAAATACATCTGCATTGTTATGAAAATTACCTTTTGGCGCATCTGTACTACCAGCTACAGATCCGTTAATACATAATTGCATCAATGAACCTGTTTTTTGAAGTATTACGTGAATTCGATCACTGACATTATGAACATTTGACAATGTAGAAGTACTTCCTCCATCAGACATTTTACAAGTTAATGCAAATGACCCTGAAGGATAATAAATTTCAAACGGATATTGCGATGCGTTTACATTTACATCTGAAGTATTAATTAATTTTTTATTAAGAGTTTCTGCCGTGCCTGTTGTGCGTTTTGATAACACATATTGATCTGTTGCAGTTACTGCATCTCGCTTAAGCCAGAATGAAATTGCAAAATCTTGAGATTGTTTAAAATTGAATTCATCTTTGTTTGGAATTCGAATATAACTATCTTCATAGAAATGTGCTGCATTACCCCAAGATCCTGAAGGTAATTCATATTTAGGAGATATCCAAACATTTTTACCTGTTACAGTTACTTCAGGTACTATAGTATCTACTTTAAATACATTTACTATATCTGTATCTTCAGTGGATACTGTTTCTGAAGTCCAATTCTTTGCATATGTAGAAGAATTAAATCCTAAATATAAAAGTTCTTGATCAACTGGCTCTGGTAATGCTAAATCTATTAAATTACCTTTTCCATCATCTACAAACGACATTGAAGTTGCTAACAATGCAGGATTAGTTAAATGCAATTTAACCGAACCTGGTTTAATTCCTTCTCCAAATTGTTTTTGTGGAATTGAAATAATAGAAGCTTCATCAAATAAAGTTCTTTCTATTTTATATGGATCTGAGTAACCAAATGTTTCAAAAGGCTTACCAGCTCTTTTAAAATATAAATGATCAAGGCTGTACCACATTAAAGCAGATTCTTTAAAGTTAGCAGAATTGACTAATAAAGATCCTGAGTCTAATTCTCGTTGCCATGTTTCCAAAGTTACTTTATTTCCTGAATAAACGTTTGGATTAGGTTTAATTGCAACTAATCTATCAATTCCAGAAGCGTCTAAACTAGCTGTTGACTCATATCTCCAAGACTTGAAAGCCTTAAAAGGAGTAATCGTTTGGTCTTGATTACCTATTTTTTTGAATGCACCTGGTTTTCCCATATATAGTAGATAGGCTCTTTAATATAAATATCAAAGAGCCTACTTATTGGTGTTTTTTATGTTTTTAGAAATCTAACTTAACTTTAATTAAAGCTTCATTGCTAAATGATTTCTGAATTGGTTGCGATAATTTAGCAACTGAAAGTAATTCTTGACGATCGTTATACATACCTACTGTCGTAATATATGTTTTAGGATCTCCGATAAATGTTGCTTGAGCAAATTCACCTACTGAACCTGTTGTGAACGTTGGGTTATTTGAAAAGTTATATTCACCATTTTTAATTCTTACAAAGAAGTGAGTTGAAGTTACTGTTTCTTCATTTCTTGCTTGCATCGCATTATTAACTCTATCAGCGCTCATTGCTCCTGAAATTGCTGTATATAATTTCCAAGCATTATCTCCTGCTACATTTGAGCCAGATACTATGTTAAATGAAGCTGATGCATTCATCGCATCTCCATTTAAAATTAACATTCCCATATCTGGGTAAGCTAAACCATAATATTTAGGAGCTGTTGAGTTATAAACTCCATTGGTAATTGTACCAGATACAATATTAAATACTCTACCTGCTGCTGTTAAATTAGTTTCTTGAGTTTGACCTGAATCGTCAATTAATTTAATAACTGAAGTTCCTAAATACGCTACGTTTGAACCGGTATGTGCATTGTTTGGTGCAGAACCACTTAAATTACCTAAATTAATTTGCCAATTTCCTGGATCTAATTTATCTTTGATTCTAGCTCTATTAAAATTAACTGCATATACTGAATCTGAAGATTGACCATCACCAAAAGTAAATGTTGTGTCGCCAGGGTTTAATAGCAATAAACGATATTGTGAATAAATAGCTCGAGCAGGAGAATCGTTTAGCGTTCCAGCTGCTGAAGATCCAGAACCTAATCTATGACCCCATGCAATTGAAAATTGTGATTCTGAAGTGGTAGCATTACCGTTCCATACATCATAATAATATCCTTTTGATGCTGCTGATTGAATAGAACCTGTGTAAGCATAAGACATAGTCGCTGCATTACCAGAAAATAATCCAGTTGTTACAAAAGTCTTTTGATTTTCGATAATATCAGAAGCTGCATCAAATCTAGTAAATACTCTTCCGTTAGCAGCTGCCTGTGATTGCAATGCCTGCTGCTTGATTATTTCATTTGCTATCGCACGAGCTCTTGTCTCAATTTCACTTTGAAGTTGAGCGGTTTGAGGCAAACTAACAGCCGGAGCTAATGCAGCTCGTGGTGCAGATACTTGAGCTAATGACGCTGGCGCCATTGCTGTTGGTAATGTTACTGTTTGTCCAAATGGTAATCTAATTACTCCCATGTTATTTTATAATTTTATTATTGTGCGTTACTAATTGAAGTACCAGTTGCTGTTGCTAAAGATGTTTTCTTAACTGTAACGTTAACTGTTGTTCTACCACCTGTTTCATTTCCTATAATAGTAAGCGTTGCTTGAACATCTGATACTAATTGTTGTTTAGCAATTAAATTAAAGCTAAATCCAACTGCGCTAACAGTCTGAGCTGCTTCCGAATCTCCAATAAATCTAGGTACTGTAGGACTAACTCCTGAAGTAACTGGTTGGTTAACTTGCAATGTAGCAACATCTGAATTAGATAAAATTGCTGTGTAGCCTAAAGTTGCATTTCCTTTATCAAAGTTAGTTGTAGTTGGTACTACGGTAAATCTTTGACCAGGAGAAGTTAAAGTGATTGAAGTTTGTGAAACTGATATAACTGGAATTCTTGCTGTTTTCTTAGGCAATGTTACCAATTTATAACGCATAATATTTGATTCATCTGCCGATGCTTCTACTAAAGGCATATTTTCTATAATTACGCCATAGTAATCAGACCCAAGTGGATGAGCAGGATTCCATAAATCATAATCGATTTCGTCATCGCTCAACGCAAATTGAGTAATTTTAAATTCATCTTTACCGCGAGCAAGTAATTCTCTACCTTTTTTAGTAAGAATAGCATCTACGGTAATTGTACTGTTATTTAAGTATCCCATTTTATTTATACCTTTTTAATAAATATAGATTCTTTAAAAATCTAATATTATATTGATTTTGTTTTAGTTCCTGATATTGATTTATTTACGGTTGTAACCTGATTGTTTGCAAATACTATTGTATTCGGATTAACTTTGGTAATTTTTACTACTGGGCCGCCATCTACTGTATTAGCAGAATTAATATTAACTCCGGCTCCTGTTAATTTACTACCAAACCATTTGGCATTTTCATTGCCTGTGCCATAAAAATTATTAACTTCTGCATATTTTAAGCTTGACGAATAAAACTTATTCAATGAAGCTGATACGGATGAACTATAAAAATATTCATCTACAGTTAATAAATGATTAGATAATCTAGAATTATATACTGTAGTTTGTAATACATTGTATGATCCAGATTCAACTACTTTATATTTTCCAATATAACGATTTTGAGTCCACGCGTCTCCTAAACGATCTACATTAATAGCTCCTTCAATTGTGCTAGGATAATATTCATATTCACTTGAAAGTGTAATTTCATTTGCAGCTTTAATTTCTCCTATTTTGATAGGATCAACATCAACTGACAATTCATTTGTCATTGCATCTACAATACCTTTTAATGACTGATACTCACTACTTAAAATTAATTCGACAGGTTCAATATTAGCTTCTTTAGTTAAGTTTTCTATTACTGGTTTATTAAGTAATTTAACTTTACTTCTTTCTAATACGTTTGGTTCTACAACTAAACCTACAATAGCATTTGATCTTTGAGGTAGTAATAACTTTTTAATGTATTTAAACATTGTAAAGTCGTATATTTCCAAAGCACGGAAATAAGCTTCGAAGTCATTTCTATTTTCATATTTTTTCCAATATGAAATTGCAAAATTATTTAAGTCTCTGTAAGTATCGTTATAGGTATCGTTTGGATTTCCAATATAATCGTCAATTTCAAAATATCCTAATTGATTAAAAATATCTTCATTAATTGCCGTTTGAGGAGAAAAGTAAATACCTAATCTATTAGAGTCTATGGAATATCTATCAAAAGAAGATTTCTCAACTCGAGTTTTAGTATTCAATCTAACGTTAGGATCTAAACTTGCAGATTCAATTCTTACTTTATTTGTATATAAACTCGAACCTCCTAACGAAGGAGATGGTGTATAATAAGTTTCTTCAAATCCTTCAAATGCGATTGATCCTGAATTTGCAAATCCTATAAAATATAATGATCCTGTATTAACAGTTTGATTAGGATGTACTGAAGGCTGATAAAGTGAGCCGCTTAATATAGATTTATTTGCTAGAGTAAATCGTTGCAATAAATGGTCATATGGTTTAGATGCTTCTGAACCGGCTGTTAACGTAGCTCTATCAGAGTTGTACGTATATGTAGCAGGAGATGCTGCATGCTCAGCTAATGAATTATCATTTAATGATCCAGACCATAAACGAATTTCATGATAATGGCCATTAAATTTAGATAATGCAGTGCCTCCTAATCCATATATAGTACGAGCGGAACTGGCAGTTCCAAAATTAAGTACATTAGCATTATATCCATATGGATCAGATATTAAATTACGATTTAAAATTGATGTAACTGTACTCGTAGAATGACTTCCTGATTTAATGTATATAGTATTGCCATATAGCGATTTAGCTACTTTTAAAGTAGTATCGTAAGTAATGGTGTCGTATCCAGCATAGCTAGTTATATTACCATCCCAATCTAATAAACCATATGTATAACAAAACGAACTATTTGATGTTAGGTTGTTTGTACGGAATATAGGAAAATTAATTCCAAACGGGGTAGGATTTCCAGTTAAGTCTAATGATTTTAAAAATAGTGACTCTCCATTTACCTGTAAAGTTGTTATAATTGCTGGACCTATAGAACCTGGCTGACTTACTTGATTAATTACAGCTTCAACTAAATTTCCTTTCCATACGTTATTAACGTTATCACTAATATAAGCTACGGCAGCTCCGTCCCAATTACTAGCTGGCTCTATATAATTTACTGTTATAGTAGGAGTTGAATCAGTTACGCTAGTAATGTAAATATATCCTAATAAACTATTAACATTGTCCCATATAGAAGCAATACCAGGTTGAAGTTTATTTTCAATATTACCATCTTTATTAAATTTTACTTGACCACCACTAAATGGTTGATTAATACTTACTGGTTCCTGTAAACTTCCAGACCAATATGCTTTAGGTTGAGTTGTTATCTCATCGTAAATGTATACTGAGCCTCCTCCTAATAATCCAGATCCGTTATTTGTATAAATGTCATTTACATTTACAAGAGAATATGAATTAGCTTGATTTATTTCTTCTGATATAGCAACTGTATGCCAGCTATCATCAAATATTTGTAAATTAGGAATTGTAATTAAATTAGTATAAGAAGAGTATCTTAATGTACCTTCTTGATCATCTGCGGCATCTTTTTCTAAATATAAAGTACCGTATAATGAGTCACTCATTACATTATAATAACTTCCTAATTGATATAAATTGTTATTATCTGTTTTAAATCTAAATTCTAGCGTATTAGGAGCTACGTAATTATTTAAACTATTTTTATAAGAAGCTAGCGGTAACTCTAAACTACCTGTTTGTGAGTTCCAAGCATAATGATAAACATCATGCACATACTCTGGATAATGATCATTATCAGTAAATGTTGAAGGACCGCCATATTCTTTAATAGTTAATACGGATGCTGGAATACCAAAACAAGATAAAAGAGCTTTTACAGATCTAGAAGTGCCTTTGGTTTTTAATATATAAGGTAAATTGTTTACAATTCTTCTCCAAATTTCTTTTGTATTAGATGCGTCTGAAATTGAAGTAATTCCATTTGTACCATCTTGTAAAGCAATTCCATTTTCATCAACACCTAAAGAGTATTTCCATAATTCAGAAGATGATCTTCCATTTAATAGATTAATGCCTAAAGAAGAGGCTACTTGATAAAGTAAATCTTCAGACATACCATCTTTAGGATGTTCTTCTCGAGTATGTATACTTGAAAGACTGTTAACGTAAGTCCATAAAATATCAAAATGCTGACCTAACATATTTACAAACAACAAAAACTCATCTGAGTCGTCTGAGTCTTGAATATGTAAAGGAATTGTATTTTGAAGTTTATGTGTATTGAATCTATCGTATATTTCAGCTTTTTCTAATAAGTCTGCATAATAAGTTTCTCCATTAACAGAATTTGTCGCTTCTTGAATTTTAAAATATTCATATGGATCAGGGTCTCCTGCTTCGGTCCAATTGCTACTATATGTACTCCATAAAGTATAAGCATCTAACCAAGTAAATGCAGTAGCTGCTTTTTTAGGCCATGGGTCAATTGAGCCCGTGCCTGAATCGTAATGTGTATATAATCTAGAACCTGTTGACTCGAAAAATAAATACTTTTCAAAATCATCAAAACCACTTACAACTGCATTTCTTTTAAAGTAAACATCTGATATATTATTGTTAACGATAGTTCCTCCGATTACTTGAGATAAAGTTTCAGATTGATTTGTATAATATTCAATTAACTCTAATTTGTATTTGAAGTTTTTAACTCGCTCAACTGCAGATCCATAGTGAACAAAATTGTCAAATAATCTATAATTGATATTTAATTTAATTCCTGCTAATGAGCCAGAAAATTGAGAATCAATTAATTGTTGTGAAGTTGATACATTTGTAGATAATAAATCATTCCACGATTTAAAGTCTGTTGCTACAGATCCTCCTTCTTCAGATTCTAATTCAAAATTAGGACCAGCTAATGTATTAACTGGATCTGGAATATGTTTAGGAATAATAGAAACGACATCTAATATTGGATTGATAATTTCTTCTGAAATCCAAACTTTAGATTTTTCTCCATACTTTGCAGGTAATGGATTATATAGCTTTACAATTACTTCTGGAGTGTCTGTAAAATCAATATCAAATCTAAAATTAATTATTTGATACGTTTCATTAAATCCAAAGTTTAAGACAAATGAATCGAATATGTCATTTGTAGATAATTCTTCCCATCTATCACGCAATTCAAACAGCTGTCGTAATAATTCAGTATTAGAATTGTCAGCTAATTGAATTCTTAATTCTCTTCTAGAAGGCGATATTTCTTTAATCCAAGCTTTTTGGCTTTCATAACTACCTAAAATATTATCAACGAAATTGTATACTAATCTATATTGACCTCTGGTAATTCCTAACGTTTCTAATTCCTTAACAGCATCTATTCCTACATGTTGATAAGCAATTAAATTAGAAGTAGTGTCATTACTTTCAATAGAATAAATTGCTTTATGATTGCCGGTTAAATAAACTCCGTCTGGAGTATATACATGCAATTCTAAATTAGGTAATGAACTTGATTTTAATGTTACTGAATAATTTCGAACATCTAAAAGAGCTTTATCAACAGACTCTAATCTAGACACTTTTGAAGTGCTAGATGCTTTTAAAAGTTCTTTTTGATTAGTGTAAACTGATAACATTTATTTCTTTAATATAAATATCTTATTAAGATATTCCAGGTTGTTTTATTTGTTAGCCCAAACTTTCATTCCGTAGTTGGTAAGAACTAATTTACCTTCATCAGTTAATAATAACGTTCCAGTGTCTGATAGTGCTGGATTAACCGTACCGTCATTTTGTCTAGTACTTATTTCTTTAACCCATGCAAACGTATCTTTAGTTCCATTATCAACTAAATTAATGCCTAATCCATATTCATATACTAAAAGATACCATGTATCAGCAGTCGATCTATAAGTGTTAGACGCCCAGTCAGCTTCATATGGAATATCTTTAATTGCTTGACCGTAAATATCAAATTCTCCTTTATATACTACGAAGTTTCTATCATCTTGCATTACTGCAATGTATTTTTTATTTTTTGATAACAACCTGTCTGCTGGGATTCCATTTTCAATTTTACGTGAAATTAGACTTTTATTAAAACGTAATATATTTGAAACTTTATTTGATTCAGGTTCTGCATTTACCGTAGGAGTTCCTGGGTTTTGAATCATAGTTTTCATTTGCTCTAAAAGTTGAGCAATTCTATCATTAAGACTTTTAATTTTTTGAGCATCTGTTTGTTTACTAGACAATAGTGTTTGTCTTTCAGTTTCTAACGCATCTATTTTAGCTTGTAAAAAATTAATTGGTGCACCGCTATCTTTACGAGTAAATTCAGCAAACTCAACATCAATAACCTGATTGAATTTTGTTTGTGATGTTTTTTGTGTATTTAGATTAACTAAAATTCTTTTAGAAGATACATCTTGATTTTTATCAATAACAGTCATTCCCTTTGAGTCTTTTTCAAAAGGAGGAAATTTAATTGGTTCAATTTTATCAGGATTGATTTCCCCTGTCATTATTTTAGCAGGGTCAAATTCATGTAACTCGTATGATATCATTATTTAACTATTTTAAATGTAAAATCGTTTGAAGTAAAATATTCTGTTACTCCAGAAAATATTGATTTAATTTCAAATTTATAAAATCTTTCTCCATATAACATAGTAGTGTAAAAATCAAAATACGATCCTGCACTAGTAGTACTTATTTTAGTATAATCACTGTATGGAATAATAATATTGTCGTTATGAGCATCTTTGATTTGATAATACGACGTTGCTGGTAATGCTTTTAAAGTTGCAAACGTTGAATTTTGACTAAATGCCGGTCTAGGATATTTTGGTCTAGCTCCTAAAGAAATTCTAACTTTTTTATCTTTTAAAAATTCACCTTTGAAAGAATTTACATAAACAATAGGATTGTCTTCGTAAGTTACGACAGATAAAGATCCTGTGCTATATAAAGAACCTGTCCAGTTAATAAACAATTGAGGTTCATATACTGTATGAGTATCTGATCCATAAAATTGCATTACTGTTTTAGGCCAATGTGCTGTTGTAATTTCTGAATTTTTAAATGTAACTAAAAATCCATTATTTGTCATTGAACCAGTATGCCAAGCTTTAACAATATTAGTAACATCAATACTTAAAGTATCGTCTGTTTTAAAATTAAATGATTGACTAACTATTGAAGCTGTATACCAAGATCCACCACCTGTTTCAATATTATATGCTCTAGCTGTTCCTGCGGTTGTTATATCTGACCAATTTAATGATCCAGTACCGGAAACTGATTTCCAAGTAGCTCCATCCGTAATGCTATCGCTATTTTGAATGCCGGCAGGAGAGGTTAAATAACCTGTTCCATTTACCCATGCATTGGAAACTGCTTTTGCTTCAATATTATATGATTGAGGTACTTCAAATTCTTGTACAGTATACAATTTTAAATCTGCAGTAATATTATTTATTGAAATGCTATTATCAGATAATATTGAAGATAATGAAGACAAATCAAATTTGATTAATATTCTAGATTCAGACAAATCTCCTGTTGAGTTATCTCCTTCTTTTCGCAGTTCTAAAATTTGGTCTAATCCAGTATTTCTATAAGGATCAGTTTCGTATATTGTAGTGTCTTGTAATGTAGGTATTGACCAGATCATAATTAATTATATTTAAAGCGAAACAACTTTACCAATGATATCTTTATTTGGATATTTAATTTCAAATATTGAAGGATCTAATGAAGGATAAATTACTCCTGCTTTAGTCGCTGCACTTATATCATATACATTACCAGAGTACCCACTATTAGTATCAAATAAATTTGCAATTTGTACTGAAGTAACTGACTGAACTCCTTCTACTCGATCTAATTCTGTATATAATTTCGAAATAACTATAGGCTGATTAATTTGCCATAGCTTGTTATTAAATATCGTTTTTATTTTATCAATACATTTAATTAGAACTTCATTTGAATTGTATTCAGGTAATGTGATAATTTCAAATTTCACTCCTATATTAATAATGTATGCAGTTTTAATATTAACTGCATCTGTTAAAATTCTATAATTGTTAATGTATGTTTTTAAATTTTCTTTCACAGCTGCATTTAACGGCGCCAAAGCTCCATTTCCATCATATCCTAAAGTATATAAGTTAATGGCTAATGGGTTAGGTATCATCTCTTGACCATTGTCAGGATTAATTTGTTGATCTTGAATTACATATGCTTTTGCAACAGATCCAAATCTCGAAGGCATTGAATATGCTCTAATAATATAATCTTGAGTCGTTACCGCTCTTTGTTGAGATGCAAAAGATGCCATTGCATTTTGTCTAATCTCATCAATCGTTTCTTCACTTTTACCGCCTGCTGCTGGAAAAGGATTGGTGCATGCAACTGAAGCTTTAATTCTATTTAATAAAGTAGCATCTAATGCTTGAGAATCTATTTGATATGTTACGTCTGCTATATTTTTCAATGTATATGCAGCTGCGTTTGATTGAACTCCTCCACCGACTGTATATCTAACAGTTAATGTTGTATTTGAAGGTGCCAAACCATATGATTTTGTATACATAAAGTTTGAAGGATCAATTGGATGGTCAAATTGAATTTGCAATCCATTTAAACTAGAACCGACATTGTCTGGATTAGGAATAATTTCTTCATCGTCATTATCTGATATACCAGGTCCAAATTGAATTTCTAAATTTTTATCAGATCTAAATTTAGTAATAAATCTTCGAGCTG